TGTAAAGCTCAATGATGCTCATTGTGCTGGAGCAAGTACACATAGGCATGTCGCTCGTGATGATTGTTGTCTTGCGTGGAAACTTAAACCGATCTAATCCACCAACCTTGTAATGCATTGTTTGCTTATCTTCAAAATAACCAACAGCAACGCCATGAGTTACGTAAATGTCGCAAAGTTGCAAGAATGTAGGAAAAGAAGAATCATTAGCCCTGTCAATAGTAGTGAACTCTTCTGCAAGAATGTTTTCATACATGCTACGCATTGGGTCAGAAACATTTTTCAATGGTATCTGCGCAATAGTAGTAGGAGTGCTATAGATGTCAACATAACCAGACACTGCTTCATTCTTAATTGCAGCAGCTTCGCCAGTGTTGAAGTTGAATCTTTCACCTTGTCCCTTGTTTTTTAGTTCATTCTCGTCAAATGGAGGACTAAAGTCCATGTCTTGTTGCACTAAACCCCTATTATAGGAGCCAACTTCATCATCAGTGATGTTCTTGCCATGAATTGATCTAAGACCAGCTGGGGTCACCATACGCTCCTTTGGAGCAGCACCCGTTTCGGGGTTAATGCTCTTCAAGTTATCAGCGATCATATCAAGCTCGCGTGTGCTTTCGACAAAAGACATGGGCTTTTATTACCTTAATTTTCTACCACAGCAAGCATTTATTTGTTTTTTCTTAACTAATTTTCTCCAGTTCTTTCCTGTCACCTTAGTTACGTTCTTAACTTCCTCGGAATGAAACATTCCCAAAGCAATAGATTTATCCACTAACATAAGGAACATATCAGCAATGTCGCATGACTCTCCATTATTGTTCTTCTTGTGCTCGTCCTTGCTTTCTACGCGCAGCTTTTCAGTTTCTTTTGAGTAATACTGCCGTGTGCAAAGCTCCTTCATTAACTCTTTGCTGACTCCCGTTATCTGCCCACCACGAATAAACTCTTTTGGCTGAATCCACAACTCGCTGTTCTTGTTGTAATACTCAACCTCCTTCCCACGGAAGAACGCTTTTCTTCCTGAAGCCTTTGAGCTAAAATTGACCTTAGAGACAGCAGGACTCCAAAGCGCGTCAACTATGTGTCCAAAACTAATCCCGCTTCCTGTGCCGTCTAGCGTCGCCCTGTATGGCGTTACTCCCCAATCTGTAGCCAACTCTTTCCATTGAATTACTAATTGATGGGACAAAGGATTTTTTTTATCAGAAGTGTCCTCTTCTAGCCCCCTGTATTGACAGACGTGCATGTGGTCACGTCCTGCAACCTTGCCAATCTTAGCAATGCCTGTGTATGCCCTGTCACCTCCACGAGTAAATGCAGGGTCTAGCGAAGTAATTACAATTGGTGTCCCATCCCATTCAGGTTCTTGATTCTCTGTTGCCTTGTTAATAAGAAACTCACTCTCTTGGTAAATTGTATTGCCAGCACCTTCAGGACACCAAAATGCTTTAACAAACCTGTAATACCCTCGGCTCTTCTTCCCACCCCTAGCTTCAGAAATCCTATCGCAATACTGTTGGTCTGGTTGCCAGAAATACTTCTCTCCATCAGGTTCTAAAATCCTAGGACTCTTCTCAGCATTAAATCGAATACATGTTCCATACTTTGTTTTCCAATCCTCATCATCTTCTGTTATCGTAGCCCAGCCACCAATAGGCTCACACAAATCAGCAAATGGATCACTAAACAAATTCGGATTCCCCAACCCACCAAAGAACACCCGATCGTTTGACGTAAGGTTATCCCAAGCAGCTTCCAAAATACCATCTCCAAGGTTTGGCATCTCGTCTGCAATCACTACAACATTAGGACTCTTAATACCAATCAATCCACTGCTTGCCTCTCCAGCCTCCGCTTTCCCTGCAGCCACCAACTCAATCCCACTGTTCCTTGTCAGCTTGCCCATCTTGTTAACCCCCTGAATCACCCCAAGGCTATCAACCAACTTGCCCGGACATCCCATCCTCTGCGCTTGCGTAAACAATTGCGTAATACTTCTCCAAATCCTTTTCCTAGCATCTGCCTTTGTCGTGCTCATCACAAACACATACGTGTCTGCTGGCCTACTCCAAAACTCCACCAAAGCATACAACGCAAATCCATCACTCTTACCACTAGACGAACAACCAGCAATTCCCAAAAACCTCTTCTTCCCACCATCACCAATCGCACTCCGAATCATCTTGTCTGTCCACTTGTTCCAAACAACCCTCCGAATACTCCCCTCACCATTAAATGCCAAATCAACTATGTTCTTAAAATGCCCCCACTTCTCATCAACACCACAACTCCTGTGCGCATAGCACCACAACTCAATCGTTAACTGGTTCACCCCCATCGGCCAGCTATACCCATACTTATCCATGCACCCTTATTACCCCATACCCCCTACACACTCAAGGGATTTTTTTAGTTGGATTTTTTTATTAGAATTTTTTCATGAATTTTTTCACAAATTTTCTCATAAACCTTCTGTTCCATCTGTGTAGTCGATGCAGCGGAGTAGGGGAGTCAGGTGACACCCGCCGCCCCTCAGACTACACACACAACACACACACATATGAATACTACACTACAACTACCAGAGACAGCCGCGTTAGCGATCAATCAACTACAAGCAAGGAAGGAAGGCTTGAGAGCGTTACTACCTAAAGGATCGTTCCCGTTTGAAGAAAGACACGAGGCTGACTGCCGAAGCGTGAGAGCAGGAATGGGTTCAGGCTCAGGCTTCATCAATCACGCAATCAATGAGATTGATGAGACAATATCAGAGATCATTAAGCGTTGCTTGATAGATCGTAATTGGTAAGACTTCGCCCTGAGCAAGGCGTTAAAACTACTCCGTCGTTTGGGCGACGTTAAACAGACATTAAGCCCAAAGCGTCCTGTCACCGAAAGGTGATGGGGGTTGCGTCATATTCCTCTCGCTGCAACCTACCACGTTGGTAGGCCAGCTTGAACCAAACCATACACGAATATGACTAGTGAACTACAAAAGCTTGGGCATTGCATCCAAGCACACGCAATTGCCATTGGCGATCTTCGGATTGCTTCAGTGGCGGCAACCGAACTGGGCAAACTTGGTAGCTATGAGGCTGCTAAGGCAGTCGAGTTTGAGCCAGTGCCTGATTGGGCAAGCGAGGACTACACATCTAAAGAGATGTGGGAGTAGCCTCCATCGAGACCAGCCATGTCTCTAAACTGGCACGAATTTCCTGCCCCTTATTCAGTTCTAATGGGGAGAGCAACGCCTGACCAGCGATGTTGGTTATCTGTGCAGTGATTGGATTCTGCACCGCGCACATGCAGTTGCATATACACATATGACTACGGAAAACATCAAGGAGTTGCTTGGATTTGACTACTCTGTTAATGCTCAAACACTGCCACTTGAACACTTAAGTGTAGAAGAGTGGGCATTCTGGATCGATCACCTTGGGTATAGGTGGCAGGTTCAGGAGAATACTCCATGGGGGGTCGAAATATCAACTAGCTCCAAAGCGCTCCCACATACGAAAGCTAATGAAGTAAGGGTAGTTCACTCAGAAAAATTGGCAACTTTCAGAGTGAGAATATAATCAGACACACAGCCCATCATCAGCCAATGGTGGTGGGTTGTAGTCTGCTTAAGGTTAAGTAGAAGCTAAGGTGTTTGCTCGCGCACTTTAGTTGGCTAAAACAGAGTATTTAACTATGGATTACACTGATGATGACTGGGTTGAGAGAATGCTTGAGATTATAAACAAGCAGGTTGATCAACCATTAATTGATACGCCAAGCATTGGTTCCTTATGGGTATCTAAGCTGACGGCGAGACGAGGGAGGATTGTGAATGCCACCCTACATTGGGTTGTCCTGTGCTTTAACGAGAGCACTGGGGCGACTGTGACGCACTCTCTTGATAAGTTCCTTGAGCTGTATCAAGAGGTTTAATGCTTCCATACACTGTTCATTTTAGCCAGACTAAAGTGGACAGCAATGGTGGTGTCAACACGGCAACACTCGGTTACTCCTTCCGTTCAAGGAGGTTAAGGAATAAAGAATATGAATAATAAACAAGAAAGAAACCTGCGTGCAGTGGGTCAGTTGGCGGCAATGGAATACCTACAAGGGCGTAAGCCTAAGTCTGAGCCTATCACATTGCTCAAAGTTCCATCGCAACACAGGAAGTCTACACTCTTCAGGCTCTTCAGTCGCTGGGGTGACATGACTGTTCCTCTCCGTAATGTAGAGTTGTAATCAGACCGTAGCTCACAGGGCGTAACAACCTTGTGGGCTTAGGTCTGGGTGCAAAGCGCATTACAGAGAACAACTTAACTTATCCAATTCTCTAACAGCACAGGATCAGCAGGCAAAGACAGGTCACTAATAGTGCCCTTGGTGGTAATGCAACAGGCAAAGAAAATAAATGTTGACAAGTTACTATTAATGCATTAATCGTTGCTCGTTCTTGCGATACTACCGTATAACAAAGATTTCCGTGCTTGTGTTTCATGGTTGGAAAGCCCGTTCGAAGGTAGTATCTCGGACGGGTTTTTCATTGCCCACTGTTCGCTCCCCGATCACAGTATAAAAGAGAGGGCTACGCGAGAAGACGTGAATCTTCCACACTCTCAACTAGACCTGAACAGCTGGAAAGCGGCTAACGGGTGTCAGCGGGAGACTAAACAAGCTGGCAGGAGGTTGACTCCTAAGGTGTCGTTCTTTAATGGACGTAGAAAGTTCCGAGTAGATAATGCTTTTCATTCGGAACGCACTAGGGAGGTTGTAAGGATACTTGTCTTCATTAATAAGAATACAATGTAACAACAATAATCTAAGGCAACAGTACAGCAAGACTTGTCTCCACACGGGGCGTAAACACAAAATCCCTTGCTACTGCAATAAACCAGTGTTTGGTTGATCTGTACTGCTATTCCCCCAATAAACCACACATCATCACCACATTCAGGCAAATACCTAGGGCAATCCCATCTAAACATCCATGCCCACAGTGCTCCTACAAGCCGATTTAAGCAGGGGGTAACACGTTTCCGCTGTCTCCACCCTAGTCAGTGGTCAAAGTGGGCTAGAAAGTGCCATTGTGTGCTCTGTTTAGGCGTATTTTAGCTGTTTCTTTGCCTTTATTGAGCATATCAGCTTAATAGCCATAATCAATGCTACGCTAAACTTGGCTAAACATCAATGATTGGTGTTGGGTTGAAGCCATTGGTAAGAATGCTGAGGTTGATAGAACCATCTGACTTACCTTCTTCAGGGTTGATGGCTTTATCAAGCATCTTCATAGCTTTCTCCGCCTCCGCAAAGTCCTGAGGGATAGGAGACATGAGCCAGAATGAGTCTAATGCTCTAGTTGTTCCTTTGTATAACTTCTCTCTAAACTCTTCTTTTCTCGCCGCCCATTTATCTGCGATTTGCTTTGCTGTATCAGTTGGGGGTAAATCAGTGCGGGTTAATGCACGAGACACACGTTGAGCACTAAGCCAGCGTTTATCTTTGCTTCGTGACAAGACAGTTTGATACTTAAGCCCGAACTCAATGGCTAAGTCTTTCAAAGAACTGTCACCAGATATAAACCTTTCTTCAATTTCCAACCAAACTTGATCTGCGATCTTTGGTGGTCGTCCCTTACGGACAGGCTGAATAGAATCTCCCATAGCGTTAGCTTACTAAATTGGCAATGGTTGTCAAGAAGAAGCTTCGCTATAGGTTAAATTAGCATTACATACTATGAATACACAACACGATACAGAAAATTATGCGGGTTTCGCTGGCCTACATGATCAAAACTTAATCAGCGAACAGGAATACGCCCACCTTAAAACAGGGCTTCTACCTAGCTATGCGCGGAAGTGGATAGTTAAGGAGTTTGGTGGTGTCCCATCACGAGTTCGCCGCCAGTTAATGGAGGTTGCCTCACAAGAGCCTTACCATCCACAGATTGCCATATCCATAGTGTTTGGTGTGATTGCTTCGCACAAATCGCTAGAGAAATGGAAAGCGGCTAATCTGCGTAAGTCGCATCAATCCATCACCGTTAGCTCTAAAGTTAATGGCAAGTGGAATGACTTAGAAACTTGCTTATGGCCTCCATATGAGCGTCCAGTTACACGTAGTGGCTTGGTAAACAATACGGTTTATCATCGCCCCGCACGTTACATCTTCAAGCACGGCTCGATCAGAGTTGACCTTGGAGCACAGGATGGGAAATACTCTCCAATCATGCACAACAATCCAAACAGTGCATTGCAATCCGTTGCTACGCGCCTTGGAAGATCAATTGGTGGTGACTTCAATCGTGTTGCACAACAGATTGTTGGTGATACAGACCTTATTGCGACATCAACAGCAATGCGTGTTGGAAATCAATGGATTGTCCTCATAACAATGATGCGCGACCCTAAGATAACACCAGCGTCTTTCCATGTAACAATGGAAGGCACTGTGAAATCTACGGACGCAAACCATCCATCCAATTCTGTGTCAGAAGTAGAGTATGCCTTAATCAAGGGTATAATCGAAGAGGATGACTCAGAGCACTCGCTGCAATACTGTTACGAGTTCGATGGTGATCATCAGGCTCAGATGATGGTAGAAGCCATGTCTGACAAACTAGACACAGAAACCATGTCCCCGACAGAAATGTTGGTGATGGAGTTAGCTGCTGAAAATGGTGACCTAATTGACTTCATGTCAGGTTCTCCAACATATCAGTCACAAGACTACCATGACATCATTGATCAGCGCGTAGAGCAAACAGCAATGCGTCTCGTCAAGAAATATGACGGAAACATCGAAAAAGCGTTCTACGTAGCACGTATGATGCACAACGAGCAATACGATGCGTTGGAAGACACTCAAGCGTATTGCTATACAGAGGTAAAAGAAAAGCCTTTGTTCCAGATGAAGGGTTCAACGCGCAATGTCACTACAAACATCATGGGCGTTACCACAACGTATGAAAAGTATTTCATGCCAGCACCAAATCCGTTTAGCCAGACTAAATTCTTGGAAAGCACACTGTATGTTCCCCCAGTTCAGAAGTTCTCAGAGCCGATAACTAGTCCAGCAATCCCAAGCAAAACCATATCACACATATGGGCTAAGCCTAGTAGCCAATGCGTAAATGCACTAGGTCAACGTGGAGTAGCACCAGCTAAGCAACCAAAACAGTTTAGCCTGCGCGACTATCCAAAACTGGACGCAATCGTATCAGCCATGACACTGACTGGTTCGTTGCCAAAAGCGTTAAAGATTGCAAAGCGAAAAGAAAGCTTCGCATGAGGTGGTTATGTAATTGATAAGTGTTAATTACAACGGAGGTTGCGTATTCCGTCAAATACACGCTACTCAACAAACTAAACTAAATACAAATATGTCAAACGTAAACAAACTAATCCATTGCCGTGATGAAGCTGAATTCAACGTGCTAAAAAACATTATGCCTAGCGCGATTGCTGGTGCTAAGGTAGTCTTCGGACTGACAACACCAACACAAGTAGAGCTACAGATTGCAGCCCGATCTGGTGAATCAATCACCACGACAGGACTGCCGCTAGACGTTGCTTGCGCGCTTGGCAAAGTCACTGTGCTTCGCGCATGGGACAAAGCACTGCCGGGAGGTGGTCGTTCGTCAGGCTGTATGCCACCACGCCATATCGCAACGATGGAGATCATGGACAATGAAGCTTATGAAGAGCTTATTGCATCTGCATTGTATCTAAAAGCCATCGGTCAAGGTGGCGCTCCAGCAACAGAAGACCTACCATAAACTTTCCGTGTGTAGTGTTTGGGGGAGGCGGCTAGTCCGTCTCTCCCTTTTTTTGTGTACGAACAGGCAAAGACGCTGAGCCTAGGCAAAAACAAACTATGAAAACAAACTTATTAGTAGACGAACAGCTGTGCTTAGTAAAAGCAATTAACAAACTAGAAAGTGTCAACATGGTAACCTGCGGCAATTGCGGATTCACACTACTACACAAAATGTATGCGGAAGAAATCACATGTCCAAACTGTAAATACTGTAGTGAACCTTGTGATTTTCCTGATAAATGGTTTTCTGTATATGACAACATCTAAAACAATGCTATAGAATTAACCAACGCACGACCATGAGCATATTTGACGATACACCGCTAGAAATAGGAACAGTCTACTACGATAAAAAAATAGTAGGCTTCAATGCAGATGAGCAGAAGTACCTAGTATCTTCTGTAGGATTCAAGAGAGACTTATGGCTTTCAAGAGCAAAAGTCGAATCGGATCATGGAAGTAGTCTAATGGAAGGCGTAGAGTTCCGCGAGGCGAAGCCAGGAAACAGCTACAATACGCGATTCTTCAGAAGTCGCACATAACTCCAGCACCGAGTCATGACGGTTAAAAACACTCTAGCCCAGAGAATCACGACAGGGCGAATTTTCCAATCAAAAAATAAATATCTAACAAACTAAAACGAACTATGAATGAATGTAACGACCCAGACCACGGTGCGATAAATGCCGAAAGATCTGAATCAAGAGGACTGCGTAAAGCGTGGATAGAACTTGATGATAAAAGGCAATTCCTAGAACGCGAGCTTACCGCCGTCACCGAGCAGCGGGACGAAGCGCGTCGCCTAGCCGAGAAATACCGCGACCTATCATGCGACACCCTAGAAAAAGCTGATGAAACGCTGCTGCCTTGGGAAATAACAACCCCGAACGAACTATGAACGACACACCGACACCGAGAACGGACGCTATAAAGCCGACTCAAGAACGCAAAAGAAATGCTCTCGATTACATTATAGAGCTAGAAGACCACGCCAAGCAACTAGAGCGCGAGCTTTCCGAGATTGCGAAATCATTCAAAGAAAAACGATGCGAATTTTGCGGCGAACTACCTCAAACGGAAAATGAAAAAGCGTATGCTTCAGAGTTTGGCGATAAAAAAGGCAAATTACCAACAATGGATGAGATTGCAGAGGAGGATTGTTTATGATCGACACAGCACAGACATGAGCGCGAAAAAAGCCACGAAAACCACGAAGAAGAAATCCGCTCATGCCGTGCATTGTTCGCGTTTCTTCATCGCTCAGCCCGGCTACCTGCTGAAAAATCTAGCCCCGCTGCAAAAGTGGCACGAATGGGAAGTGGGCGACCATCGGGGGCAAGATCGAATCTGCCTGACCTCATGCAAACGCAAAGCGGAACTGATCCGTGACGCGCTAGAATCTTTCCACGCGACCAGCAAAGATCGCTCACCGAAAGGTTGAGCGCATCGACATGTTCTAACTTTAACTAAAACAACTATGAACGAACCAGAAGCAAATTATGCCGTGTCAATGCTAAACCTAACAGATCGACTCAACCGCGAGAACGACGAGTGGGAATGGCAGATGAAAATGGACAAGATCGAGCAGATGCACGATTTCATGGGAGAACGCGAACAGGAGGATGAAGCATGAACATCGAAGAAATACTAACATATCTTTGCGTGTATGATGAAAGAAATCCAAATAACGCACTTTTTTATTTGGAAGAATCAGAAAAGCCATTGCCAAGAAGTAACTGTTTTTGCGATAATTGCTTTTACGGTAGAGATAAGCTAGCTTTTTTTATCTTGGAAAACATTAGCAGAACAAAATGATGACGTATGCGAGGAATGCGCAAATTGTTAGGCTTGCAATGCTGATTTTCCATGTTAAAATACTTACCTAGCCACGAGAAACCTTCCTTGCCCCCGCGCAACAGGTCTCGTGGCGTTCTTTTTTGCTATGAAAACACAAACCAACTCCGACGCGCCCGAAGGTTGCGCACCACCGTGGCCTTTTGTGGTCACTATCGACCGCAATAAGATGGAACGCAGATATGTCCTGAAAACGGTTGATGCCACAGACGGATTGGTGGCTGCAAAAAACGATCCGATGACGGGGGAAGAGTTCAGGGAACACTACGGATTCAGCGAGGAGTTCCCGCACGAATTTATTCAGCCGAACAGCCAAGCACAGGCACGCCCAGAGTTGCCTGATGCGGAATGTTCTGAATAACCAACAAACGAAACAAAATGAACGAGACACCAAGAACAGATTCCGTATGGCAGCACTTTAGCGGTTATTTAGAGCATTTGCAATGCGCTAAACGCTTAAGCAAAAATCTAGAACTCGAGCTTGCCGATGCGACAGAGGAGCTGATGGAAACACAAAAGGACTACAACTGCCTAGCTGAGTTACTCGATGGCCATGACGCGACCGAGTGCAGGTCTAACCTTATCAGGCTTAAAGAACAACGGGACGCGCTGGAGGTAGTGCTGAAAATGTATGGGCTAGACGTGAAATCAGTAGACGGAAAGCTATTAATTATTTCTTGCAAACTGAAGAAAAATGATTGAAGACACACCTAGGACAGATGCTTATTTCAAATCATGGCAAGATTCTTGGAGCAGTGCGCCAATAACTCTTGATTTATGCAGAGAATTAGAACGCGAGCTTAATGCTATTGCGTCTAAATATGATCGCTTAAACGAATCAATTCCAAAAAACAAAAGGCTTTTTGCTGACGAATTTGCTAAAGAAATAATTGCAAGCCAAACCAAGAGAATCAAACAACTTGAAGATGAATTAATTGAGTTAAAACACAGTATAAGAAAGAATAAATTATGAATCGTGAAGATATTATCATTAACATTTACAAACAAATTAATAATGGCTTTGAAGACATTTTGCTAAATGCTGAAGAAGCTGGCGAATTAGCAAGCAATTATTGCAAATTAGCAAACGCATTAATCAAATTCACTGAAATGCTAGAAGAGTCAGAAGCAAAATCAAGAAGACTTAGAAAAGAAATATGGAACCTAGTCACACCAAACTTATGCAACTAAGAAAAATACACCTTATCTTCGTCAGACCAAGAGGATCAACAATATGGACAATGCACATGAGCAACACTGGTTATCCATGGAGAACAGGATTGCCAGAAAAAGCTAATGAAGAAGTTATTAAAATAGCAAACACCTCACTGTATTGCGCAAGAGTTGTAACTATTGAGTTGCCATTGTTGCCTGATAGTAAAGATGTTGGTAATTATTCAGTTTTGGTAGATGGTGATACTTTATACGCAAGACAAGCACCAATTGATCAAGAAATATCATGAACAAAATAGACGCTATAACATCATTCACTCGAAACAGCATGGCTTATGGCTTAACGGTCAAAGAAGCCTGCATTATTGTGGCAGTTGCTGGTATATGCGCTAATAAAGCAGCAATTGGGCTAGTTCCTGAAGCTACTCAAGCTGAGGTTAACTTAATGACCAGCATGGAAATGAGATCAACGATTAGTCGGCTAAAGTTCTGGCTCGAATTCAAGCGTAGAAAAACAGGCAAAGTCCACAAGTCGTATTATTGGCTTAACGCAAAAGGCATTGAAACAGTAAATAACTTGTTAGATTTCAAAATAATTGGCATTCAAGAGCTAATGGACATAGCAACATATAAAAAACAATATTAACCAACAAAAAAATGAACAAAATACAAGCATTAAACTGTTTTGCAAGAAACATAAACAAAAACGCTATTAATTACCAAGAAGCTTTCATGCTAATGGCTATCGCAGAACTGGTTGGAGAGACAGATCAGTGGGTTACGTCTACAGAAGTGTCAAAAGTCCTTGGAATGTCAGGAGAGACAGCAGCAGGGCAGCTAAAACGCTCACAGTGGGCGCTTATCTCAGAAGAAACAAGAAACGATAGAAACAAAAAGTCATATCGCCACAAGTTATCCAATGCTGGTATTAATAAATTAGGAGATTTGTTGTGTTTCATTCCAATAGACACAGAATCGCATAGAAGCCAATCCAATAAAGACAAAAAAGGAAAAGCCATATCATTAGTTTAAGTTTTTTGTAAACTTACTGTCGATATGTTGATGTTTTTTTAGCTATTGATTTTGGTTGCTTAACAAATTGAACTGTGCTTTTAGTGTTTTTCATAAAAAGAAAAGCGCAGCCCCAGTTACGAGGCTACGCTAGGTTATTATTTCATCTTCTTGGCAAGTTTATTAGCTGCTGGAGCCATTTTCTTAGCCACTTTTTTAACAGCTGATTTAGCTGCTACCATCGGTTTGCCGTATCCGGCCATTTTTTTATTCATCATAAGAAATTATACTACCATTTGACTTTTGAGGCCCACCACGCCGCTGACATCTTTCCTTTTGCAATGTTACGTGCATGTCTAGCCTTAAACGACTTGCGCTTTGCCTTCATTCGCTCAGACTCGCCAGCTTTAGGCTTTCCTGCCACACTAGCACCTTGTTCACCAAAACGAATCAGCTTAGTCTTGTCGCCCTCTTTACTCATGACTACATGAGATTTCTTTGGGTGTGATGGAGTTCGCTTTGGCTTGTTAAAACCTTGCAATCCAAGTTTCTTCATTATGGCAGTTCTGTCCACAAGCAAACTTTAGTTGGCTAAAATCAAAAAAGCAAATAAAAATATAAAAATTAAAACTAAATAAATTGAAATTAGCTTTGCTTTAGATGATTGTGTAATTAATTAATATTCCGAATAGAAAAGATCAATCACCGCAAGGTTGATTGCATCAACATGTTCGATAAACGCTGACATGCCGTTTAGCATGTCACTACACTCGCGCTTATTGCATTGAGGGCAACTGAGTAAACAATACCTGTAAGTCTCTACTTAGGATATACGTCCAACAGCAAGCTTGGGTGGATGTTGAGCGACCTGAACAGTGGGTGCGAGTGTGGTGAAAGGTTGGCTTAGAAGCAGCCATCCTATAATGAGTGGGACAAGAGCAAATCGTGACGTTGTAGCATGTGAGAGGAGCATCAATCATGTGAAAGTTCAGAGGGTAAATGTAATTCGGCTTTGATTACCGTGAGAACCATTTATCAATGCAAGGTGATTTCGCTAATCACTAAAGCAATGGGATAGCTTTCCTGAAAACGAGTTTCGTTTGGCTCCCTTGGTTAAGTAGTGAGACACCCCGTAAATGGTAAGGTCGATCTTCTCTTTAGCGTAGTAGCACATCACCACAAAGACACAGCGGAAAGACGCTGCCTTAGGCATTAGGAACTCACTGATAAAGAGGATTCCTGATGGACCCGCTAGTAGCGTCAAGCTAGCCCTGCATACGGTAAGCAGGAACATAAAAGGTCGATCGGATGAAACTCTAATAATTCTCACCTCTGGACAGCTAAACGTAATACTAGCGACACACTGTAAGATGAAAAGTCATAATGCCGCGCGCATCGGCCACCTTTTTTAGCCAACTAAATTAAACATGAGTAGCAATGCAATAACTAAAGAAAAACCTAGACCTAAAAACCAAGAAAAGGTAACCCTCATGTGGAAAGATGGGTCATGCACTCATACAAACATGGAAGTTATTGAAAATTATAAAGCTTTTTACGGGGAATACCCATACAACTATAGACCAAAAACAAAATGACTATACAACCATTACCAAAACTACTACATCAAAAACTACTTGCAGCAGAAATTAAACAATTTGTTGTTGAATTATCAGGTGGAAGCGATTGCGGGAATTTAGAAATTCAGACATATCCTTACAGCCCAGAACTGCGAGATGAGTTATATGAATGGGCAGATGATCATTATCCATATAATGGCGCTGGAGACGGAACTGATTATGGAGATAATATTGAATATGATCTTGTTAATAATACCGTGAGCCATATGGAATGGACTATGGAAAGAACTGATACTTATCAAGGCTCTGTAAAACTAGATGTATTATGACTCCTTACAAACACGCTGAAAGCAGCTGCATTAAGTGGGGCGGCACTCCAGAAGACTACATTGACCTACATCAATGGTTTGATGAGACAAAGCAACTGACTGGTAACTGGACTCATAGAGCCTTACGTCATCACGCACAAGGAGTTGAACAGTCAATCTTAGTATTTGGTCATTACATTACAAATAGTCATGGCAAAAAAATACCAGTGAAGCTTTTATCAGAGCAGCATGTAACAGAAGACTGCGGTTATATTCCAACTGTTCAAGACTGGCTCAGGCCGTTGCTTCAAAATCCTGATCCTTGGATGCTTAAAGTGGGTAAAATCCAACAACAAACATTAGAAGTAAAATAATAAATATGACTGAAGAACCAATTACAAAAGAAGATCAATTTGCACCCTTAAAAGAAAGATTGAGAAAAGTCTTTTCTCAAGCGGGAGTAGTAGAAAAAACTAAAAGCGGCGAGAGAACAAAACAAGCAGCTACTGTAGAGTTTAGTTTCTTATTGGGATATATGTTTGGCACACCAGATAAGGAACCACATCCTTATATTTTAATGATGATGATGTCAGGGAGATCAATCCTTGATCTAGTTTAACTTATGGACACCCCAATGTTTGACTTCTTCATCAAAGAAGAAGCTGTGGCAACTGCTCAAAAGATTATTCATGAAGATAAAGAAGAAGTTAAAAAGCATCGCAAAATCCTAAAGATCTGTTGGCCAGAGTGGAACGGTCCATTAGTTGACTATGAATCAATTGATGGATATTGCGAAGTTGGTAAACCAATTGTTCATTCTATTACTGACGGAAAGAACCTATATTGCTATATGGCTCCGTGCCGAATAACGTCAATTTCTGATGATGGCTTAGAAGTTATTGCAGAAATAGCATATGAAGAAAATTCTACTTGTTACCACATGAACGGAAATCAATTAAAACTCCACATAACTGAAGTTTGGGCGCCAGTCGCCATGATTAATCGCTCTTATAGACACGCTATTTGTTAAATAGTTCCTTTTGATTATTTTGTATTATGAAAAATTTCATTAACTTTATCACACCAACAGTCATAAATCCATTAAGTTGGGAAATTATGGCGATGACGGCGAAACCAAACTCAGACTCTCCCATAGGTTATTACGGAACTGGGCTTAAATATGCCATTGCAATTTGCGTCTCACGTAATTGGCCAATCACTATTGTAAACAATAACAATGGATTAATTGAAACCTATAAATTTACTTCAAAAAAGATAGATTTCAGGGGTGAGGAAAAATCTTTAGTTATGTGCAATGACAAACAAATGCCATACACTACTGATTTAGGCAAGCATTGGGACGACTGGACAGTAATGAGAGAGTTGTATTCAAACACTGTTGACGAGAATGGTAGCACAATCGTCTCAGATGCCCCTGTAAGCGCAGATAGAGGATCAAGTGTAGTTATAATCGAAAGCGAAGAGATCGCCGCTTGTATGGCCAATATTGGAGAATACATCCTCAATGAAGAAAGCTATAAGATAGAAGAAGATTGCCCAGAGTTTGAGATGTTGTCAGATAAGCACTCAGCTAAATGGTTTTATCGTGGGATCTTTGTTGGAGTAGCAGAAGAATTCACATATGGCTACAATCTAAAAACAAAAACTCAGCTTACAGAGGATAGGACATTAAAGAGCCAATGGAGCGTAATGTGGGATATTGGCAGAGCAATTGCAAAGTCAACAAATGTTAGCTTAATAACTAAGTTTCTTACAGCAGAAGGCAAAGAACGAGAATGCAGTTTCCCGGAAATTCATGATTGGTGCGATGTCTTTAAGGAAACAGCTACTAATCTGTTTAATGAGAACCCTCATAAAATGAACAAGGAAGTTGCTTCCATGCTTTTGAAAAGTAAAAAATATCAATTTGAAGTTTTAGAACCATCTATTCACGAAAAAATAATGATTGCAAATGCAGTTGCCAAAATCAAATCAGCAGGTATAAACACTTGCGACAAAATCAAAAAAGTAAGATGTATTGATTCTAAGTTAATTGCTTTTGTAATGAATGGTGAAGTTAATTTGACAGAATCAGCTTTTGCCAGTGGAGAAGACTATCTTACTTCTACGTTAATTGAAGAGTTTGCTCACATTGATGGATACGTAGATGAAGATCGCAGATACGAACAGTATTTGTGTAATCATATTGCCAGACTAGTCCACAATCAATACATCATAATTCAACACCAACAATCTATTTAATGTCCAATTCATCACTACCAGCACCGTTTGCTCGCGCACTAGCAGCAAGCGACTATAACAAAGGCAATTCAGACTACACCGTCACGCAGCTTGTGGGGCCGCCACAGCGCACTTACCTCGCTATGCATTCACAACCCGTAAAAGACGAGTATTCGTCCTTCATGGCTCTCCTAGGCACAGCAATCCATAGTATTCTTGAGAAGTATGCGCGTCCAGAGAATGGAGAACTAGCTGAAGTAAGAAACTTTGCTAATATCGTAATTGGAAATCAGTCAGTCACTATCTCAGGGCAAATGGATTTTTGGGCTGACAATTGCCTTTATGATTACAAAGCTACTGGAGGCGTTCAAGAGAAAGCAAAAGATGAACATTACAAACAGGTTCAAATGAATGCTTGGTTGGCGATAAGAAATGGAATCAAATGCGAGTATGTAGGAGTAACTTACTTCCAGCGAGACTGGAAATACATGCTAAGCAAGGTTGATCCATCGTATCCAAAGACACCAATCAGAACATTCATTCATCCTTATGACGAAGAATATGCTAATAAGCTAATTTATAGCAGTGTTATGGAGCATCATAGAGCTTCGCTTGGGGATTCAAGGAAATGCACCTTAGATGAACAATGGGCAAAGCCAGACACTTTTGCAGTCAAGAAACCAGATGCACAACGAGCAAGAAGGGTCTATGACACTAAAGCAGAAGCTGATGAAAACATTAAACCTGGAGAAATCATTGAGAAAAGAGCAGGAGAAAAGACCTACTGTAATTCTTTTTGTGGATTTGCGCATTGTTGTCCTCAATTCAAATCAGAAAATTAATAAAAAAACAATTGACAACTTCAAAAGCGTGAGTAATTATTCACCCATTCATGAAAAGAAGTTACACTAAGCACGGAAAAACAGGAAGTAAAATTCACGAAGTCTGGAAAGAAATGCATCGAAGATGCAAAGGTAACTATCCAAAAACAAAATCATACAAAGAAAAGAAAATATCCGTATGTGAAGAATGGGTTTCAGCCGCAGCATTTATTGAATGGGCTGAAAACAATGGATACGCACAAGGTCTTCAACTTGATCGAATCAAAAATTACAAAGGATACTCACCTGAAAACTGCCGATTTGTAACTCCTCAAATGAATGCTAACAATAAAGAAAACACCATTTATTTAACACACAATAATCAGACAAAGCATTTACTAGATTGGCAAAAAGCCACTGGCATTAAAAGACAAACCATCCGCACAAGAATCAGCAGAGGATGGACAATAGAAAAAGCTCTTACTCAACCAACACAAAAATAAAAAAATGAAAGACATTGCTCATAAACTATGTAAAGTCCAACGTGACTTGAAATGCCCCAAAGATCAATTTAACGCTTTTGCTAAATACAATTATCGCAATGCGGAAGGCATTTTAGAAGCAGTTAAACCTCTTCTTGCTCAAAACAGTCTTGCGTTAACTATAAGTGACGACATCTCAATGATCGGGGATAGAATTTACGTTCGATCTACTGCTCGCTTAATTAGTGTTGAGACAGGAGAGTGGCTAGAAGTAAGTGCTTTTGCACGTGAAGCTGACGAAAAGAAAGGGCAAGACTCGGCCCAAGTTACAGGAGCTTGTTCATCTTACTCACGCAAGTATGCCCTTAATGGCTTGTTCTGCATTGACGACACAAAAGATGCTGACGCTACCAATGACCACGGAAAAAGAGATAATGCTTCAGAAATAAATTCAGAATTGGTCAATAAAATTATTGCATCTTTCAATGCACAAACTACACTTGCCGAGCTTGACGCAAAACTTGCCAAAGCAAACACAACAATTCACGGCGCGAACCCAGTAGTTCAAGCCGCATACCAAAACAACAAAACTAGATTAATTAAATAAATTATGTCAGCAATTATAAGCATCAGCTTGAAGAAAGAAGACCTTGATAAACTAGACCCAGCTACGTTTATCGTCGGGAAAAACGCAACTTACATTCCCTTGACTCTTTTCATAGATGACAAGAATGATAAATTCAAACAAAACGTATCGGCTACAATCAGCCAAAGCGAAGATGAGCGTAAGGCTAAAAAACCCAAAACCTATATTGGCAATGGGAAAGTAATTTACGTTCGTGACGGAATTAAAACGTCAAAAGAGTTGGAGTCAGCAGTTGACGAAGGATTTTAATTTGTTAAGTTAAAAACTGTAATCAATTAAAAAATAAATATGGCAAGCACAATTCATCAAGTATTAAATTTACCTCAAAGAGGAACAGCAATGTCACTTGGTCCTGTCAAGATCGATGCAGTTTATGAGACAAAGCAAAGCTCCAATGGGAAAAACTATCGCAACATCAGCATCTCAGATAATTCTGGTAAATCCAAAATGTCATTATGGGGTGCTGCATGTGAATGCAATCTGAACCAAGGTGATACAGTTACATTTGTAGGAACTCTCAAAAAGAATGAATACAATGGCGCTGTAAGCATTTCTAGTGAATCATGCACAATCTCTGGTGCAAGCGTTACTGTCCCGACTGTAACTACTTCTACCAGCAAACCAACACATGCTCCGTCAGCCAACAAGCTACCCTTACACGAGCTTGCTAAACAGATGGCGCTATTCACATTTGAATTGCAAGAAGCTCTCCGAGTTATGGAGATCGACAAAGTAACAATAGAGAAAATCGTGTCTCGTGCGCCTG